GCAAGACAAAACGATTGAACAAGAAATCCAAGCCAAAGGTTTAAATGCACCTCGCATTACGCCTGCTGATATTGAAGGTAACATTAGTCGCGAGCATTACTTCATTGCATCTAATGCGGCGGGTCTTACTCCGGTTGAAGGGGTTGACTACATCCCTCCGCGTGCAGTCTGCTCACTGGACCTGCTGACCTTCTGCGTACTGGTACTAGGCAACGGTTTCACCGTGACAGGCGAATCAGCCTGCGCCAGTCCTGAGAACTTCGACGCTGAGCTTGGCCGCAAGATTGCCCGTCAGAATGCAGTAGCCAAAATCTGGCCGCTCATGGGCTACGAACTCCGTAGCAAGCTGGTGGAGGCCTAATCATGGACATGGATAACCTAGCACCCGCGCCGGACATCGACAACTTCACCGTTGACCCGGCAGCACGCGGTGACTTCATCGAAGCGCCGGTCGTTCCAGTGACCGACGACAAGGTGGAAGACATCTTTGAAGACAAGGTGCCTGTGCCTGAAGTCGAGCCTGAAGTCGAGCCTGAAGTAGAGCCTGAAGTAGAGAAGCCCCGCGACGAGAAAGGCAAGTTCACCGCCAAGGGTATCCCCAAGGAGCGCTTTGACGAAGCCGTCGGCAAGGAGCGCGAGGCCCGTGAAGCGGCCGAACGTCGTGCTGACGAGGCCGAGCGCAAGCTGAACGCGACGGCGCAGGCGCAGGTCCAGAACAAGCAGGTTGAAGAGCTGGAAGCCACCATCGAGGCGCTGGAGACGAAGCACGCCGAGCTGCTGCTCGACGGCGACCCGGTCGCTGCCGCCAAGGTGATGAAGGAAATCCGCATGTCCGAGCGCCAGATCGCTCGTGCCGAGTCGGAAGCCATCTCCACCCAGCGCACCAGCCAAGCGCTTGAAGGTCAGCGTGTCGAGACGGCCATTGCCCGTCTCGAAGCGGACCACGCCGCACTGAACCCGAACTCTGAAACCTACGACGCTGATCTGGTCGAGCTGGTGCTGTCCAAGCAGAGCAACCTGATCAAGTTCGAGGGTCTCGCACCTTCGGTCGCCTTGGGCAAGGCTGCGGCCAGCGTCATGGAGCGCTTTGGCAAGGCACCGGAACCGGTTGTCGAGACCAAGGGTCTTGGTGCGCAGCAGCTTGCTGACCGCAAGCAGGCGCAGGTCAAGAAGAACATCGACACCGCCAACAAGCAGCCTTCCAGCATGAAAGACTCCGGTCTGGACTCTGACAAGGCCGGGGCAGGGGAGTCGCTCGACGTGACGAAAATGACACAGGAAGAGTTCGCCGCGCTGCCCAAGAGCACGCTGGCTAAGCTGCGCGGAGACTACCTGTCATGAACTTCGGACAAGCACTTGAAGCCCTGAAAGCAGGGCAAAAGGTAAGCCGCTCAGGTTGGAACGGCAAAGGTATGTTTGTGTACCTAGTTCCTGCGGCAAGCTACCTTGCGCAAACTGGCGTGGCGAAACAGTATTTCGGCGAAGGTTCATTTGTTCCATACAACGCTTATTTGGCCATCAAAAATGTTGACGAATCAGTCAGCACTTGGGTGCCGAGCGTGAACGACGTACTTGCAGAAGATTGGGGACAAGCATGAGAACCTCCATCGACAAACCTTACCTGATCTCGCGCATGAAGGACGTGGCTTATTTTGTCCTGCCTGACACCACCTGCACCATCTGCAACATCACGATGGCAAATGGTTACGGCGTGCGCGGCGAAAGTGCCTGTGTCGACCCGCGCAACTTCGACGCCGCCGTCGGTCGTGAGATTGCCTACGAGAACGCCTTCCAGAAGTTGTGGGCGCTTGAAGGCCACCTCTTGGCTGAGCGTGTATCAAACCACAAAGTTTTTCAGGATTGATGTTGCCTATTTATTAAGCACTCTGATAAACTCTGAACTGCACCTACCTCGTGCATTGCTCTCCCTCCCGAGCCGACTCACCCCCGTAAGGGGTCACCCTCGCAAGACCAGCGATAAGGTCACGGCCCAGCTAGAGGCTTAAACCCAGCCGACTCGTCCTCGTAATGGTCGTTTTGTTTCCGCATGTTGCCAGCGATACGGCACCGCAGTGAAGCCACGAGAGAGCTTCAGAAACCATTCGATTCATTACGCAAGGAGGACACATGTCCGCTACTAATTTTGCGTTGCTGACCAGCAACGAAAAGACCCTCTGGTCTATGGACTTTTGGAAGCAAGCCCGCAACCAGTCGTTCATCAACAAATTCCTCGGCAAAGATGCCAACTCCATGATTCAGCACGTTACCGAGCTGAAGAAGACTGAAAAAGGCGCACGCGCCGTTATCACCTTGCTGGCCGACCTCGAAGGCGACGGCATCGTTGGCGACCGCACCTTGGAAGGTAACGAAGAAGCCATGAAGTCGTACGATCAGGTGATCCGTATTGACCAAATGCGCAACGCTACCCGCCACGAAGGCAAGATGGCCGACCAGAAGTCTGTCGTCAACTTCCGCGAGAACGCCCGGGACAAGCTGGCCTACTGGCTGGCCGACCGTATCGACCAGATGGCGTTCCTGACGCTGGCTGGCTTGAACTTCAGCAAGCACCCGAATGGCTCCACCCGTGTCGGCTCCGACCTGCGCAACCTTGAGTTCGCCGCTGACATCACCCCGGCCTCAGCCAAACGCTCCGGTCGTTGGGATGCCACTGCCAAGACCTTCAACGTCGGCACCGGCTCCAACACCGTCGTGGCTACCGACCGCCCGACGTGGGAACTGTTCATCGCCCTGAAAGCCTACGCCAAAGAGAACTACGTGCGCGGCATCAAGGAAAACGGCGGCGAAGAAACCTACCACGCCTTCCTGTCACCGATGGCCATGTCGATGCTCAAGCTCGACCCGACCTACCGCGACAACCTGCGTTATGCGCAGCAACGCGGTTCTGGTAACGAGTTGTTCACCGGCTCGGCAGTCAAGGTCGACGGCATCTATCTGCACGAATTCCGTCACGTACCGAACACCCGCTTAGCAGTATCTGGCGCAGGCAAGTACGGTGCCGGTCTGAACATCGACGGTTGCCAGATTCTGTTCTGCGGCGCTCAAGCCCTCGGTATGGCCGACCTCGGCAATCCTGACTGGGTCGAGAAAGAGTTCGACTACGACAACCAGCCGGGTATCAGCGTCGCCAAGATTCTTGGCTTCCTGAAGCCCCAGTTCACCACCCAGTACAGCGGCGGCACCAAGGAAGACCACGGTGTTATTTCTGCTTACGTTTCGCAACAATAAGGAGGGCTGACAAATGTCTAAGCTCATCGCAACTCGTGGCGCTCAGTACGTCATGGAAACTGAGTTCGTTTTTAACTTCGACGATACGATGGTTTCCGTGGCTGGTGCTGAGGTCGACTTTGGCAAAACCAACATCGTTTCCACCGCATTTGACGCAATCAACCTGCCTGCCGGTGCAGTCATTCTGGCCGGTTCGCTGACCGTCGAGGCTGCCTTCGATACCGCTTCCTACTCGGTAGCGGTTGGCGACTCTGGTAACGCAGCTCGTTACCTTGCCGCTGCTGACCGCAAGGCACTTGGCGTGACCGCTCTGGTGCCGACCGGCTACCGTGGCGACGGCGAGAACCTTCGCGTCACCATCGTCAATGCCGACGTTTGTACCGTTGGCAAGGCCACCTTGCGCGTCCAGTACATCACGACCAATCGCACCAACGAAGTTAACCCGAAATAACGCGGGCTTCACTGAGGTCTGACGATCTCAGTGTTTTTTACAAACCCAGCCTTCGGGCTGGGTGCTTACCACACGAGGATAGTCATGCCAGAATACATACTGCAGCGCAACTACACACTGCGCACAACCAACGGCGTCATCAGCTTTCTCAAAGGCGAACCGACGCACGTCCCACCGTTCATGGAAAAAGACATTATCGCTATCGGCGGCGTTCGCGCTGACGGCGCTGAGGTTGACGCCATCGAACCGGTTCCGGCGCTCAAGCCAGTCGTTCAAGGTGTTGAGCGTCAAGACGACCTCTATGCTGCCTTCGAGATGCTGATTGAGCGCAACGACTCCAAAGACTTCACCGGTCAAGGCGTGCCGAGCGTCAAGGCGATTGAAAAGATCGTCGGTTTCGACGTTGACCGCACCGAAGTGCTTGAAGCATGGGGCGAGTACAAGATCGCCAAGGCTGAGGCCGAGTAATGGACTCCACGGGCCTGCTTAAAGCGTTCCGTTCGGACGTGGTGGACACGGCCCGTCCCTATTTATGGTCAGACGAAGAGTGCTGGCGTTATGCGAATGACGCCTACCGCATGTTCGTCCGACTGACTGGCGGGGTTGCCGACTTCCTTTCCGAAGCCTGCGAGATCGCGGTCACCACCGGAGAGCCGCTGGTCGACCTCCACCCCTCCATTCTCCGCATCATGGATGCCACCCTGCGCTCGACCAATCAAGCGGTCGAGGTGATTAACAGCACGGACGTGGGCAAGATGCGCAGCACTGACTACGGTCAGATCAAGCAGCTTCTGCTGGATGACAAGACAGGTCGCATACGCTACTTGGTGCACGGTATGCAGCGCGACAAAGCGCGTCTGGTGCAGGTGCCCGAGGTCGACGACTTCATCGACCTGCACATCTACCGCACGCCGCTCGACATGATTACAGGCGACGATCAAGACCTGACCGACGTGGCTGAAGACCACCACCTTCACCTGCTGGACTGGATGAAGCACCTCGCCTACAAGAAGCAGGATGCCGACACCTTCAACCCGCAGGCCAGCCTACAAGGCAAGCAGGACTTCGAGGCTTACTGCTCCTTCGTCAAGGCTGAGTGGGAACGCTACAAGCACAAAACACGGGTGGTCAGTTACGGCGGGTTGTAAACGACTCTGATATAATCTGACAAACTCCAAACAGAGAACGCAATGTCACTCAAAGAAATCCTGATCCAGAAGGGCAAAACGTTCAATCTGATTGCTCGATGGTCAACAACGCCGATCATTCGCAAGGCGATCTCTGCCATCTCTCTAGCTAGCGGAGCGCCGCGCTTGACCGTCATCGGTCATAACATGCCTGACGGTTGGGACTGCACCGTTACTCAAGTCGCCGGCATGAGGCAGATCAATGCCGAGAACTCGCCACCGTCCGAAGGCGACTACCACGAAGGTACGGTGATTGACGCAGACACCATCGAACTGAACGGTGTGGATGCTTCGGGCTTCTCGACCTACACCGGAGGCGGGTTCTTGCAGTTCTACACGCCGGTCAGCTTGGTTGGCCAGACTCCGCGCATGACGATCAAGGACAAGATAGGCGGGACGATCCTCGCCTCGACCGATCCTGCCGACACGCCAAAGAACATCATCACGATCACCCCGGACGTTGCCAACAAGAAGATGCTGATCTCCATACCGGCCGCCGCTACCGCTGCGCTGACTTGGAAGAAGGGCGTGACTGATCTGGAAATGGTCAGCGGCACGGGCGAAGTGATCAAACTCAAGATGTGCAAGGGGTTGGAAGAAGAGCCAGACCCGGTGCGCGTTACAGGTGAGGTGACAACGTGAGCGAGACACAACTACTGACGATTGCCTCAAGCCTTGTCGCTACGTTGTTTGGAATTCTGATCATGGTTCTCGGTTGGCTCGGAAACAAAACCTATTCCAAGCTCGATGAGATCAGTCGCAACCTGATCGTTATGGCTAGCGAACTGCATGACCGTATCAACGGCATTGATGTGCGGTTGACCGTGGTTGAGACGAGGTGCATTGATCGTCGAAAGGCAGAAAATCATGAACATTCTTGAATCCATTCTCTGCTTCGTCGCCGTGGCTGTAGTTCTCTGGCTGCTGATCATCAGCGTTGAGGAATTCGACCAATGAATCTCCTGATCGACAACGGCATTCTCTACTGCGACAACCTTTTCCTTTGCTACGCGAGGCCAGGTAATGCACGACGTAATTACGATGACGGATTCTATGCGGTCGAAATACGCACGGACACACTCAATGCAAGCGCTAACCTCCATGCCGATGGTGTCGGACGTATCGGGGCAAATCCTGAAACAGATGATGTCGTCGACGAGCGAGGCTGGGTATCGCGTTACACTGGAGATTAACAATGGCTAGTCGCTCGATAGACGACCTCACCCCGCGCATGCGGGAAATGGCGGTCAAGTTCCTCGACGGCTGCTCTGCTGCGGGGATTGATTGCTTGATTTACTGCACCCTGCGTAGCAACGCTGAGCAAGACGAACTGTACA